CGTATGCACAAGTGGCTTGAGAATCATGTTAAAACTGGCAAAATGGGCGAACCGGGAACCAACCCCTACAGCATACAAAGCCATCAGATGGCACAGACTATCCGCGACAAGGGACTAATCAATTGTCAGGAATTCTGGGGCACAGAAGTCAGTCTATATTTCCCTGAAGTTTATGCAGGAACTACGGACCTTGTTGGTGTGCATGATAATAATGAAGCGATCATGGACCATAAGCAGACCAACAAGCCTAAAAAGCGTGAGTGGATCGATGATTATTTCTTGCAGTTAGCGGCTTACGCATTAGCACACAATGAAGTCTATGGAACAAAGATACGCAAGGGCGTTATCTTTATGTGTAGTGCTGATAATCAATATCAAGAATTTATAGTCGAGGGTCCTGATTTTGATCATTATACCGATCAATGGTACAGACGTTTAGATCAATACTATAGTCAATTCCTATAACATGATAGCATAAATACTTGTACTATTTGGTACAAGTACAACTATGTCTATCATACAGATTTCTAAAATACAGCAAAGATACGGTGAATTAGTAGATTTACCTCAGTTAGATCAAGCAGAATTTGGTTTTGCCGCAGACGTAAATCGTTTGTTTATTGGTAAAACTACCGGTAATACAGAAAACGTTGAAGTTCTAACTGCATATTCAGATATTGCTTTTAGCCAGTTAGATGGTGCAGGTAGCACTAATCTTAATATAGACAATTCTACCCTAGCAAATGGCCAAATTCTAGTTTACGACGGCGATAACTGGGTAAACAGAGGAGCCGGCAACCCTGGCTATATTAATCTAGGTGCTGTAGAAAATGTTAAACTCGAGGGTGGTGGTATTGGATATGTACTTACCACAGACGGTACCGGCAATATCAGCTGGACTCCTAAAGCTTTTGTCACTGCGAATATTGCTAACATAACAAAATCTAGTCCTGGCGTAGTGACTACAGCAGAAAATGTTTACTTAACCAATGGATCAGAAGTTACTATTATTGGCGTAAACGGTATGACGCAAGTAAATGGTAATTCATACTTTATAGGTAATTTAACAAGTAATACATTTGAACTTTATGAAGATATTACTTTAAGTAGCCCAGTCGACACTTCAGGATATAATACATATACATCAGGTGGCACCATAACAACATCAGCAGGAGGCAGTGAGGGTTCGGCAAATGCAGCAGGTGTAACTACTTCTGTTCAATTTAATACAAATAATTTATTAGATGCAAGTGCAAGTTTTACATTTAATAAAACATCAAATATGTTAACTGTAACTAATGCAAATATTACAGGCAACATTACTACTTCAGGAACATTCACAACAAATGCAATTACTACCGGGTCAAATTCTACAACAGGTACAATTACTGGTAATTGGACTTTAACATCAGGTTCAAGATTGCAATCAACTTATGCTGACCTTGCAGAATATTATGCTGCTGATAAAAATTATCCGGCTGGCACAGTTTTAGCATTTGGTGGGGAACAAGAGGTAACATTGGCAGGTATCGAAACTAATAAAGTCGCCGGTGTAGTATCAAGCGATCCTGCATATGTAATGAATGGTATGATGAGATGCGAATTTCCTATAACTATAGCACTACAAGGACGTGTCCAATGTAAAGTAAAAGGTAAAATTAATAAAGGGGACATGATGGTAAGTGCTGGTGATGGCTTTGCTAAAGCAGCAATAGCATCACCTGCAATAGGATCAGTAATAGGTAAAGCACTACAAAACTTTAATGAAGAAGAAGGTGTCATAGAAGTTGCGGTAGGAAGATTATAAGATAAATAATATTATGGCAGCAGCAATTTACACACCAAGTGGATCAAGTCAATTAACAGCAGCAGCCACTACGGATAAAGTTCGTATATCTACAACTTCAAGCGCGATAGCAGTAGCCGTAGGAAATAGTGCAGTTACAGCTAATCTTACAGCCTGCGAGATAATTCCAGCGAATTCAGTCAATAATTCATTTATCGTAGGCGAAGGCAATTACATAGCATATATTTCTGTAAGCGGTTCAGGTATATTCTCAGTCACAGAACTCGGCGCAGCAACCGGCGAATAATTTCTAACGTAATAAAATAGTATTTTTTGATAAATATAATATACTCAAAACGTTGTTGTTTTGAGTTTATGCGGTCCCCGCCGCGTACCGGCTAGAACCCGGCACTATAGGAGATAAAACAATGGGTCGTCCACTTAAAATCGCAAAGGCGCAGGCAGTTATTACACTAACAGCAACAAACGCCTCAACAGACGTTGTAACTACTTCAGCAAACTTAAATAATCTCGGTATTATCAAAGGTATGCCATTTATTCCAGCAAGTAATATTGGTGGTCTAGTAGCAGGTACAACATATTGGATTCTAGAAGTCCTTTCAGCAACTACTTTTACAGTATCAGCAACAGAGTTGTCTGCAAATCCAACTTACACAAAAGTAAATTTGTCAGCAGCAGGTCCTGTAACGGTAGCAGCATCAGTTGGTGTTGTTGACGCATATTTCAACAATCCAAATGGTGGTGCAGGCTATCCAGCAACAAACGCAAACACTTACTCAGTAGTTGGTGGTAACACAGCAATCTATGGTAGTCAAGTTCTTTGCCAAGTAGCAATTGGTCAAGCAGGCACAGGCACACTAACTTGCGACACAGGTAACACAACTGTTACTGGTGTTGGTACAGCATTTGATACTGAACTGTCAGCAGGATCAGTTCTTGTAAATGAAGATGGTGAATTGATTGGTTTCGTTGATAGCGTAACAGACGCTACAGAACTAGAACTAGATGCAAACGCACTAGTTGATGTAACTAATGGTTCATTCTCATATGCATTGAACGAAGCAGGATATATTGTTCGTCAGAAAGGCAAACAAAAGTATCTTGTCAAGGGTACAACCTCAGGTCTAGTAGGTGCATGTTATACAGCAAACTTAGCAAACGCAGCATTGTTACCAAATACAATGAGCATTATTGCTACATATGCTAATACATCAACTACATTGGTACAGTCACTAAGTGATCATACTGTTGAAATCTTTACAGCAACATCTGGCGAGACAGCATTGCCAAATGAGACTGCAAACATCAACAATAGTTCACCAGCATTCGGCACATTCAATTCAGCAGCAGTCGCAAACGCAGCCGCTGGAATGCCTTATCCGTTGGTAAGTATCAACAAAGCCTAATAGGAACTTACTATGTCCACAAACGCCGCAAAGCGAGTAGAGCAAGCCGAGACAGAGATCGCAGTTCTTCAAGTTCGCATCAATGTTATTGATGAGAAGGTAGATGAATTGAAGACCGAAGTCAAAGAATTGCACGATTGCTTAGACAGAAATATGGATGAGACTAAAGTTATTCTCAAGGAATTCCAAGAGAGCAACAAGAAATCTCATGATGAATTATCAGAAAAAATAGGCAGTATGGAAAAGATCAAATGGATGTTGATGGGAGCGGCGGCAGTACTCGGTGCAACCGGCGTAGAAGCATTTAAAATGATCTTTAAATAAGTTTAATAAACTTAGTAAAAACGGGGCTCAGGCCCCGTTTTTATTTTGTGTGAGGTTTTTTAACTTTTCTTTTACTATATCGATATTGATAGTACTAAACAAACCAGGATGCATTGGTTTGGGATGCTGATCATGACCTACCCAAGCATATCCTATATGCTCATCATTCAATATTGGAATGAACTCATCGTTAACTGCACAGAAAAAAGTATGATAAGTGAAAGTGTTGTTCACAAATTTCTGAATTGGTATCAACTTTGGGTCTGTTGGCCAGTAACCTATCTCTTCATGACACTCTCGCTCTAATCCTTCGATTAGAGATTCGTCCTTTTCGATCTTTCCACCGGGCACACCCCAACTATAATTGGCATCGCTACGCAATAGATATAGGAATCTATTGGTATCCGTGCTATAAAAAAATATTCCTGCCGAGGTGTTTTTCATGATGCTTTCAGTATAGCAAATACAGCATCAAATTACAATACTGTAATCGCCCTGATCATACCAACCTTCGTATGATTTCATCCATTGACCCTCTTGATCAACATAACGATATTGTATATTGGTAGTTAGATTGGTAACATATTCTACAGATGTAGAACTAGCAGCATCAAAACTCACAAACCACGACATCGTTGAACTATCGAATTGAATGATATCATTCGCGTTGGCTACTAGATCACCCCATGCTACAGTAGTGGTGCTATCAGTTCCAATATCTTCTACGATTAGATATCTACGACCATTTACTGGTCCTGGTAATCCTGCATTAGGTCCTGATAATTGTGGATTCACTACTGCATCCACCGGGGCCAAAGTATTTTGCGGCAATGTGTCTGGGTCAATATCATAGATCAACAGTCTGTCATCTACTGGATCCGGCACGATAGTACCTACAATATCATCTTCCATATACGGATTTTGCAACCATATCTGACTGATACCGGGCTTTACTTTGCCATATACGTTTAATAAACTCGTCCAATATAGATTAGTGTTTGGCGGTGGTGGTTCATTGAGATCAGTGTTAGGTGGATAGAATGCTACATCTTGTGGTAATAATTGCAATCTATTTCCTATCAACAATACTTTATATCCATATGGAGTGATCTTTTGTCTTGTGCCTAACAACAAATCTTCATCCTGCATATCTTGTAATGCTTTACCCTTGTATATGCTTGCGATGATCTTGTGTATGACACCCATCTTCTTGAGTTTGCTGCTGGTACTTAACCAGATAGGCATATAGAATTTCCAACTCAATACATCGATAGGGTTACCTGTACCTTGCGGTATGCTACGGCTACTGAATGTTAATCCATCTTGATAGACAACACTCAATGAAGTCCAGTCAACAAAGTTATCAGTGCTTTGTATTTCAAGTGACGGATTGAATAGTGTTCCTAACTGTTCAATCAATTGTAATTTTTGATTGTAGTTAGTAGTCCAGAAATCTACTTGCATACGTAATGTATAAGGAACAGGCATCAAGCGTTCTACTGTGAATGCTTGTCCTTGTGTTGTCTCGTAACTCTGTGTCTCAGTATTGTAAGCACGTTGTCTAACATTTACTTTTTCTATATATGTAGGATTTTGCATCCAATTCTGATTGTATTCTAAACCAGAAATCCAATACGTGATGATAGGTGCGCTAGGTAAATTGCTTGCGCTATTATTAGCGATGACTGTAGACACCTGTCTGCTTTGATCACCATACATGATAGGCACACGAATCAATATATCGTTGCCGTTAGGGTCTTTGCCGTTAGTCACATACCAGTTCGAAAATATCTTTGCGAACTGTAATAAGAATCTGCGTATCTGATTGTCGTAAAAAAATTGTGCCATGTGTTACTCTATAGGTGGTAAATTATCCGGTGCTAGTTCTAATATGCTTGATAACGGTTGTGCAGAAGGTATCAACTGCTCTTGGTTATTGTTATATATCACACCCTCGTTATTGATGAATTGTGATTTCTGTGCTTGGTCGTCTGCTGTGAAGCCAGTATCAGTACGTACATTAGTGCTTATGCGAACCCACAACTGCCCGTCCCAGCGATATAATATTTGCGGCATATAATCTATGCGCAAGAAATAATCTCCCACTTGAGGATTTTGAGGGAAACTGATGCCGGCGCCGCTGGGGAAACCGTTTGGTGCAGTACCGTCGCCGGTCATGTAGCCTGCTTCATAACCGAAACTTCTTGGACTTGCGCGACTGATATACTGGAATCCTGGATCGCAGTCTGCACGATAGTCCATAGTGTTTGGACCATATGGTTCTGTGCCAGTAAAGCCTGGTTGTGTTGGATCTTGATCAGCAGTTGCATACGTATTATCCGCAGTACCATATGGACCGATAACCGGACCAAATGACATCACTGATAATACTTTGTTACCTTCTACTGCGCCAGAGCCGCTGCCTTCACGTAATCTTACTGGAGCAGTCTCGGTCACTTCCATGTTAGCCTGTACGTGAACATCCATCTTATTGATGTCCATATCAGCAGTCATATCCCATATGCTCTTCAATAATTCTTTGCTTACTTTGATACCTGCGCTAGGATTCTTATACTTAGGATTGCGCATGAATACTACTGTACCAAATGACCCTGTACTTGGCGCGCCTGCACTGTATGTTACAACATTGATAGGCGGCGCAGGTTGATTTAGTTTACCTGATAATGTGCCGTTTTTCTCATAGATACCATAAGTAGGAACGATATACAAATCTTGTGTATTGTAACCTGCTTTTGGCAATATGCGTTTTGCCTCTTCAAGTTGTGCGTTATTGATCTCGAGGTTCTTATTGTATGTTGACAATATATCTTTGAGTTGTTCTCCTACCTGCAATTGCCAATATGTAGGATTAGGTGGATATATGCCAGCCGGAACTTCTATCAAACTGATGTAATTCTTGTCGCCGTATGTGATCACATAACCTGGTGGATATACTTTATCCTTATCCCATTGACCAAGATAGTTATCTTTGTTTATTGGTTCGGTTAGTATCTGTGTAAACTCTTGGCTATCGACTAATGGCTCACACTTGATGCGCCATAAGTGTGGATACCAAGTTTGACTGAATCCTTCACTTGCGAAGTTAGCATCAGTGATGCTATAAAAACGTTTCAATGCGACTGGTATCGTTTCCTTCAATGGATTATAATCAAGCAAGTGCGGTAGTTCTAAAACGTCGCCCACCATTAGTTTTCTTCCTATGACATCGATCATGTCATTGTAGTGGACGGTAATAAAGATGATGTCATTATTCAAGAATAAGCCAAATTGGCTTAGATCGAAATCAAGGTTCTGTACGTTATAATGACCTCGCAAACGATAGATATTAGGATCATAGACCCTATCTCTATTCTCTAAAAATAATAAATCCTGTATCTGCGTAGGATCAGGGCTGACATACTGTGGTTGAGTATAGTCAGGGCTAGGGGTCTGTGCGTTTGGACCCATATACTTGTGAATGTAAAGATCAGTACCGCCAACAGTAAACTGTTCCGAAATAGTCCTGTCGAAGAACTTATAATCGTTAGTTTTGGTTGGGTGGTATAGCGATAATTTGGGCATACAGTATTTAGTCTAAACATTAACGGCTTAAATAGGACTTGACATCTCTACTAAAGGGTAGTAGAATATACAATATAGTTCATAATCTGGAGTAGCATATATGGCTCGCACCAAAACGCATGAAATTAAAGAATTGCATCCCAGGGATGCTGATACGAAGTATTTCGGTCCCGAACCCTTTTTTAAACAAGATGAATCTACTAAGTGGAGTCTGGGTAGCGCATTAACTTGGTATGGGCATTTCTACGATAAGAAAGATGCCCGAGAATTTATTGCCCAATATCTTGAATTCAAGGGCAAGTCCGAAAAAGCAAAACTGATTCGCCGTGTTCCAGACAATAAAGTTGTCACTAGTAATGGTTATCTTGCTAGGTGTTTTATGCGCGGTTATGAATCTGAAGAACATACGCAGCGGCTTGATGATGAGATCGAACGTATGATCCGTACTATTGAGGTCGTTCAGACCACTGAGAAGCCGGTCACTAATCGTCCCAATGTGCAGGAGATCATGCGCGAGAAGACGCATGAGGCTGGCGGAGAACTTGAAGGTCGTTGGGATGACTATATCAAAGATGGTTGCAAGAAAGAGAATAGCATAGGCGCTATCAATGTACTGAGCCAGTATAACATTCTCCCACAACATATTCATATATTAGTCGATGCTTGGAACAAAAAGTTAGAAGAATATTATGAAGTGCAGGCAGGCAAAGATGAGCAATTGAACGAAGCCTATGCACGATTTGGTAAGATTCAGATCCGTAACTGCATCAGTACTATCGAATCGGTGATCGCGGAACTCAATAGTTATATCAACATCAAGAAGACTGGTCGTAAGCCTCGCGCTAAGAAGCCTGTTCCGGTCGAGAAGATCGTTCGTAGCCTCAAGTATCTCAAGACATTTAAACTTGATAAACTTGAATTGGTAAGCGTACCACCTACTAAGTTGCATGGTTGTGCTGAGGCCTGGGTCTATGACACCAAGAAGCGTAAACTGCATCACTATGTTGCCGATGATTACGCAAAGAGTCTTACTGTCAAGGGCAATAGCGTTCTTGGCTTCTGCACCAAACAGAGCGAGATTAAGACGTTGCGCAAGCCGGAGACTCAAATCAAAGAAATCATGGGTAGCAAGCCCGCGGCACGTAAGTTCTTCAAGGACATCAAGGCTGTGAGCGTGACTCCTAATGGACGATTTAACGCGGACATGCTTATTCTAAAGGCATTTTAATATGACAGATTCATTTGATCCCTTAGAAAAAAGAATGGAATCATTGATGACATTGATAGACATGTCTATCGTGTCTGCGGAGTCACCCAATGATCAACTTATGCTTGCATGTGCCATGATGCAAAGAACAAGAGAAATTTTTGATGCTGTAATCGGAGAAGAAGGTAGAAAAAAGATGTTCAAGGAGTTAACATGAGTAACAATGTAGATTTAAACAAATATATGGATTTCGTAGAGGCTGTGACTAGTCAAGAAAGTCAAGACCTAACTACGTTTATGAATCAGTTGGATAGGCTCGACGGTAATTATGAAGCATACGGGGCAGATGGAGAATACATTCATGGCCCTAATGTCAATGTACCACTATTGCTTTGCGGTGCTATAGGTCTTGGTAGCGAGACGGGTGAGTTCCAAGAAATTGTAAAGAAGTGTGTATTTCAAGGTAAACCACTGAGTGAAGATACTGTATTTCATATGAAGCGCGAACTAGGTGATATCATGTGGTACTGGATCAACGCCTGCAGGGCACTTGACTTAGATCCAAATGATGTTGTTGCTGAGAATGTCAAGAAACTAGAAGCACGATATCCGGGCGGTAAGTTCGATGTTCATTATAGTGAGAATCGTAAAGAAGGTGATTTATGAGTATCAGAGTTAAAACTCTAAAAGTAGACCTAAGTAACCTATATTTCCCCAACATCAAAGAGATAAATGATGGACGATTGGGTTTGGCGGTTGAAGAGGAGTTGCGTAAACAGGGATTCAAAATTTCAAATGGTACAATAGATTTACCGGATCTAGAATTAGAAATCAAAACGAGAAAAGATACTAATTGTACAGCTGCACACACTGTGGGAACGATGACATTGAGTGATATCATAAACACTCCCTGGGATCAAACTCCTATCAAGAAAAAAATCAAGAGTCAGTTCCGAGTTACTTTTAGTGAAGAAACTGGGCGTGTAGCAAAGCAAGAAGTCATACACCTTAAAGATGATCCTGATATCGACTCCGAGTGTAAGTTATCCTATGAGGGTGCCAGAGAAAAACTCAGGGAGCATTTTAACCAGACAGGCATGCCTCTTTACTCTACCTATATCAAAAGCCCTCATAGCAATGCGGCTATTTTAGAACATAAATCGGGAAATAGTTACGCATATAGAATACTTGATAGTCATTTTAGAAAGTTTGAAGCGTCTGCTAATAGTGTAGCCCATTTCAATTCATTATTCGAAAGGGGCTAGGTTCCGATAAATACAACTATTAATCGGAACTTAAAATGTCTGCGGATCCACTATCAACACCAACCAATGCTAATCTACAGCAATTAAAAGAAACAATGTTCAATAACCTAAGGTTACGCTTAGGTGGTGACATTGTAGACTTAGAACTTGATCCTCAGCATTATGAGGCTGCATATGATTATGCTATCAAGGTATATCGCCAGAGAGCGCAAAATGCTACTCAGGAAAGTTATACATTGATGACGATCATAAAGAACGTTGATACATACACACTTCCTAGTGAGTTTATCAACGTTCGTAGCATCTTTCGTAGAACAGTAGGTCTAGAGACTGGTCCTTCAAGCACAAGTTTCGACCCATTCAGTAGTGCTATTCTAAACACATATCTATTGAACTACAACTATACAGGTGGCATGGCAACATATGATTTTTATGCAGGCTATGTCGAATTGGCAGCACGTATGTTCGGTGGTTATGTCACATACACTTTCAACCCTGTCACTAAAGTATTGCGTGTAGTTCGTGACTTCAAGGGTACAGGCGAACGAGTATTAATTTGGGCAGATATCACTAGACCCGAGACTGAGATATTACAAGATCCGGGTGCTGGCATATGGTTGGCTGATTTTATATTAGCACAGTTAAAAATCATTATAGGTGAAGCCCGTGAGAAATTTGGTACTATCGCAGGTCCAGGTGGTGGTACTAGCCTTAACGGTACTGCTATGAAAGCAGAAGGCAAAGCAGATCAAGAAAGATTGCTTGAAGACCTAAAACGTTATCAAGATTATAGTCAACCATTAACTTGGATACAGGGTTAATTAGGTAATCTATAACATTGACATCAGTTCAATCTTATACTACAATAATAGTTCAAATTACATAAAGGACTTACGATGATTGTAGGGGTCTCTGGATTTATCGGCAGCGGTAAAGATACAGTAGCAGACTATTTGATCCGATTTAAGGGTTTTCAGCGCATGAGTTATGCTGGGCCATTAAAAGATGCTGTAGCCTCAATATTTGGTTGGGACCGTGAATTGCTTGAAGGCAATACTAGATATAGCCGTGAATGGCGAGACCAAGTAGATTCTTGGTGGGCAGAAAGACTGAGCATCAAACATCTTACCCCACGATGGGTACTTCAGCAATGGGGCACTGAAGTAGGACGTAGGGCTTTCCATGATGACATTTGGATCGCTAGTATTGAAAATCAATTGCGCGGGGTGCGCAACAATGTAGTCATCAGCGATTGCCGATTCCCCAATGAATTGAAAAGCATCAAACGTGCTGGCGGCATTACTATACGTGTCACTAGGGGTCAAAATCCCCCATGGTACGATGCTGCGGTAGAATTCAGCAAGGGTTATTATAGTCCTGGCTATAAGAATGCTATGGAAACTTTAGAAAAGCATAATGTACATGCTAGCGAATATAGTAGCGTAGGCCTAGATTATGATCATATCATCGATAACAACGGTACGATTGATGATCTACATAGGAAAGTCGATTCAATAATCAACTTGTAAGTCACCCCTTTTCCATGTGACTTTTTGACGTTTAACTACTTCAACACAGTTCAGACATATAGACCTCAGATTGCTAAATGCAGTATTTCTGAGGTCTCCGTCTATATGGAATACCGTCATCTGTGCAGGGTATATGCTCTGAAATCCACAAATATCACAGATTGACTTCTTTTTATAACCGGCCCTGACCCAATTATTGGGTCTTGCCTTTACTTTATTTTTCTTTTTACCGCACTCATCACATATACTGCGATAGTGCTTAACGCCGTCACGGATGTAGTTCACCGCTCTAGGGTTCTTATTGCATTGCTTACAGATCGGTCTAATGAGTCCCATATAGATATTTATGAAATAACCTTCGAAGGTCTCATAGTCCATAGTTTTTTCGTATCTGTACTAAATAATATTAAGCGTATTAGGGTTGTTACCCTCAAAATATAACATTATAGGAAACAATAAAATGGCACTTACATCACCTGGCGTAGAAGTTACGATTATCGATCAGAGTCAGTATCTTCCAGCCCCAACAAATTCAGTTCCTCTTGTAGTTGTAGCAACAGCACAAGACAAAGCAAATCCAAACGGCACCGGTATTGCGCAGGCTACAACTGCTGCGAATGCTGGTAAGTTGTTCCAAGTCACAAGCCAGCGTGATCTTGTGTCACTATATGGCACTCCGTTCTTCTATTCAACAGCAGACGGCACTCCAATTCAAGGCTATGAACTAAACGAATATGGTTTATTAGCAGCCTACTCAGCATTGGGTGTGACAAATCGTTGTTATGTGTTAAGAGCAGATATCGACTTAGCAAGCCTAGTAGGACAGACAGGTCGCCCAACTGGTGAACCAGATACCGGTGCTTTCTGGTTAGACACTACTTCAACTACTTGGGGTGTATATGAATGGAACTTCTCAACAGGTCTGTTCACTAACAAATTACCTTTAGTAATCACTGATGCAGATAACTTAGATGCTGGTAAACCAGCAGGTTATCTAGGAAGCATCGGTGATTATGCAGTTATAGCAATTCAGAACTATACTGGTCCTGCAAGTGCAAACGCAAGACAGTACTTCTACAAGAATCGTGATAACACTTGGGTGGCAGTAGGTTCTATACAATGGCAGGAAAGCGTTCCTGTAGTAACAGGTACTGAGAGCAATCCTACATTGAATGCAGGTGACACATTTAGTTTGACACTAGCAGGCAATAATACTGTCGAATTAGCAAACGTAGTGATTACAGTCCCTGGATTAGGCAACAATACTGTGGCTGGCGTTGCACAAGAGATCAACGACTTAGGTTGGCAGGGTGTTAATGCATCAGTCAATAGTTCAGGTCGTCTAGAGATATTTGCAGGTAATGCCGCAGGTATTAATATATCTGCGATATCCGGCACTGTATTGTCTGATATGGGTATCACTGCTGGAATTTATTTCCCACCTGAAGTGACATATGCTACATCAGCAGGTATGCCATTATGGGGTGCTGGTCAGACTGTACCTCGTCCAACAGGTTCTGTATGGATCAAGGTAGGCGCATCAGGAAATGGTCTAGTCCCTTCAGTAAAAGAATATAATGCTGTAGCAAGTTCTTGGATTGTAAAGAATGTATCATTAGCATCAGGGGACGCCGCAGCAATCGCAGCACTTGATTCAACAGGTGGTCAGGCTATTCCTGCAGGAAGTGTATACGCTCAATATGACTTCAATAGTCAGTTTGATGAAAGTATCGTTTATTTATGGAAGCGCCTAGCAACAGGTCCAACAGTAGTGACAGGTACTAACACAGCACCTAACTTTGATTCAGGTCCTTATACTGCTGAAGTGTATATCACTACACCAAACAGCACAGGTTGGACTGGTCCTTTCACAATGTCATTAGCAGACAACAAATTTGCTGAAGATTTCGTAGCAGCATGGCAAGCAGCAGCAATTCCTTATACAACTGCTACTGTAGGAACTGACGGTTCTATACAGATCACTCACACATTGGGTGGTAGCATCATGGTCAATGATATCGATCCAGTAACTGGATTGAGCAATGGCTTGATGGCAGAAGCCGGATTCACTGCAGGTGCAACAGAAGGTTGTAAGGTTGGCTTCTTTATCAACACTGCATATACTGTAGGTCAGGACAGCACCTCAGGTGCAGGTTATGGCGCACAGTTCGTAGTGAACATGCTAGATGACAACGATCAAGCAACACAGCAATATCACATCACAGCACTAGCAGCAGCCGGTGCAGACTACGCAGTAGGTGACACTATCATAATCAATGGTGCAAACTTAGGCGGTGTGACTGGCACTAATGACCTTGAAATCGTTGTAGCAAACATCGGTGCAAGTGGTGCTATCAGCAAGATAGCAATATCAACTGATAGTGACAGTCCTGCTCAGAAGAACGGTGTCATGTTAAGTAACTGGGTAGAATTTGACTACACAGCAAACGAAGGTGCACCAACAGAACTTCCAGCAAATGGAACAAATTGGTTCTATAGCGTTGCAGACGAATGCGATATCATGGTCAACACAGTTGACGGTTGGAGAGGTTATCGCATGGTGAACTATAACAGCAACGGTTTCCCACTACCATCAGGTACAAACACAACTGATCCAAACGGACCATTAGTAAGTGCAAGCATGCCAGAAGTACAAAGCGATGGCACACCATTAGTATATGGTGATCTATGGGTAGACACTAGTGATCTAGAAAACTATCCAGTGATCTTGCGTTGGCAGATGGTTGACGGTGAAGATAAGTGGGTATTGATCGATAATACAGATCAAGTATCAGGCTCAGGTATCTTGTTTGCTGACGCACGTTGGTCAAACAACCAAAATACTATCAACCCTGCAAATGATCCTATCCCAACAATCAAGTCATTGTTGACAAGTGCTTACTTAGACTTAGATGCACCAAATGCAAATCTATATCCAGTAGGTATGTTGTTGTTCAATACTCGTCGTTCAGGTTATAACGTCAAGCAGTGGAGATCAAATTACTTTAATTCATTGAGTTTCCCTGATCAGCCTATCCCAACTATCCGTAGCACATGGGTAAGCGCAAGCGGCTTACAGAGCGATGGATCACCTTACATGGGTCGCAAGGCTCAGAGAGCAATGGTTGTAGAAGCAATGCGTTCAGTGGTAGATACAAATACTGCTATACGTGACGAAGATAACTTCTTCAACTTGATGGCTGCTCCTAACTATCCAGAACTACAACCTAACATGGTTGTATTGAATAGTGATCGTGGCGAGACAGGTTACATCTTAGGTGATACTCCAATGGGTCTACCTGATGATGCAACTGCAATTCAGGCATGGGCAACTAACGCAGCAGGTGCTACAAGCACAGGTGAAAAGGGTTGTGTAACTCGCAACACTTATCTAGGCTTGTTCTACCCAAGCGGAATCGCTCTTGACCTAAGCGGTAACGAAGTAGCAGTTCCAGCATCACACATGATGTTGCGTACATTCTTGCGTAACGATACAGTCGCTTATCCTTGGTTAGCGGCAGCAGGTACTCGTCGTGGTATCATCGATAACGCATTGAAC